ATGCGCGCCTAGAATATATAAAGGACGTATAGAATCACTTGTAAGTAAGTGTATAGGTTTTGCTGACATGATTCAGTTAACACATTTAAAACTACAACAAGTAATGTCTAAAATGGTACCAGATGGTGTTTATTTAGATATGGATGGTTTAGCAGAGGTTGATTTAGGTAATGGTACAAATTATAATCCAGCAGAAGCACTTAATATGTATTTCCAAACTGGTAGTATAGTTGGTAGATCACTTACACAAGACGGTGATTTCAATCAAGGTAAAGTACCTATTCAAGAATTAAGTAGCTCTAGTGGCCAAGGTAAAATACAAAGTTTAATACAAACTTATCAGTATTATTTACAAATGATACGTGACGTAACAGGACTTAATGAAGCTCGTGACGGTAGTACACCAGACAAACAAACATTAGTAGGATTGCAAAAAATTGCTGCAAACGCTTCAAACACTGCTACTAGGCATATAAAGCAAGCTAGCTTATATGTAACTTTAAGAGTAGCAGAAAACATAGCTTTAAAAATAGCAGACGCTTTAGAGTTCCCGCTTACAGCTGAGTCTTTAGTAAATAATATATCTAATTACAATGTTAATACGTTAACAGAAATAAGTAATTTAAATTTACATGATTTCGGTATATTTTTAGAATTAGAACCAGACGAAGAAGAACAACAACAATTAGAGCAAAACATACAAGTTGCTTTACAGCAAGGTGGTATTGACTTAGAAGACGCTATAGATTTAAGACAAATAAAAAATCTTAAGTTAGCTAATCAAATGCTTAAAATTAAGCGTAAGAAAAAAGGTAGAGAAGAGCAACAAAACGCTATACAACAGTCACAAGCTCAAGCAAACGCTCAAGCTGATGCTGCTGAAAAAATTGCAATGTCTGAAGTTCAAAAACAAGAAGCTATATCAGGTTCTAAAGTTCAATTTGAACAAGCTAATAATCAAATGGAGATACAACGTATGCAAATTGCTGCTCAAATAAAGCAACAACAAATGCAATTACAACACAAGTTTGATATGCAGTTAAAGCAGATGGACATGAAAGCTACTAGTGAAAAAGAAGCTGAAATAGAAGATCGTAAAGACAAGCGTATTAAATTAGAAGGTACGCAACAAAGTCAAATGATAAATCAAAGACAGAACGATTTATTACCAATAAACTTTGAAGAACAAGACGGGGCAGCAATGATGCCTAATGTCTAATTATTAATTATTTAATTATATTATATTATGTCAGAAGTAAAAACAAATGAACCTGTTAAACAGGAAGGTGACTTTAAAATAAAGTCTAAGCCTAAAAAACCTAAACAATTAGGTGTTAAAGAACAAGAAATTAAAAAGGTTAACCTTAAAGAACCATTAGTAGAAATACCAAATGATGTTATTAAAGTTACAATACCTAACGAACCAGTTAAAAAAGAAACAGATGCCATTCAAATCGGAGAAACAAAGGAAGTACCTGTGGAAGAACCATCCGGAGATAGCGCAGAGGTGGGAAAACCTATACAAGAGTCCAACGAGACTACTGAAGGGTTTTCTCCGATCAAAGAAGTAACTGAAGAAGAAGTAAAAAAAGTAACAAAGGAAGTTAAAGAAGCTATAAGAGATGAAAAAGTACTAGGCAAAGCTTTACCTGAAAACATTGAAAAGCTAGTTACTTTCATGGAAGAAACTGGTGGGACTATAGAAGATTATACAAGACTCAACGCTGATTATTCTAGTGTTGATGAAAATACTTTACTAAAAGAATATTACAAAAAATCTAAACCTCACTTAAATGCTGAAGAAATAGATTTTATAATGGAAGAAAGTTTCCATTTTGATACAGATCTTGACGAAGAGCGTGACGTCAAAAAGAAAAAACTCGCTAAAAAAGAAGAGGTTGCAAAAGCAAAAAACTTTTTAGAGGAAACGAAAAAGAAATATTACGACGAAATCAAGTTGAGACCCGGCGTAACTCAGGACCAACAAAAAGCTATGGACTTTTTTAACCGCTACAATGAACAGCAAAAACAAGCTGAGCAACAACATGATGTATTTCAAAAAAATACTAAAGAACTTTTTAATCAAGATTTCGAAGGTTTCGATATCAAAGTTGGTGAAAAAAGATTTAAGTATAATATAAAAGATGTAGATAAAGTTGCTGAAAACCAATCAAATATTAACAACCTGGTCAAGAAGTTCTTAGACAAAGATGGTAATGTTAATGACGCGGCTGGTTATCATAAAGCTATATACGCTGCTGATAATGTCGATAGGATCGCTACTCATTTTTATGAGCAAGGAAAAGCTGACGCAGTTAAAGACGTTGTGAATAAGTCTAAAAACTTATCACCTATAAAAGCTAGATCACAACAAGGTGATGTTTTTATAAACGGATTAAAAGTTAAAGCAATTTCTGGTGCTGATTCTTCAAAACTGAAAATTAAAACAAGAAAATTTAACAATTAAAAATTAAACAATTATGAGTTTATCTCCACAATTTGGTTCTATTGTACCAAGTCCAACTCAAACTCCATCACCTTCTGCTTATTTAGCATTTAACGGTGGGGCAAATGACTTTGCACAACAATATTTACCAGAAATTTACGAACAAGAAGTAGAGCGTTATGGAAACAGAACGTTATCTGGATTCTTAAGAATGGTTGGCGCTGAAATGCCAATGACATCTGATCAAGTAATTTGGTCTGAGCAAAATAGATTACACATATCTTACAATGGATGTACTGTAGCTGCGGGTGGTGGCGCTGGTGCTGGATTAGCGTCGGTTGTTACAATTCCTATTGCAGGAACAACTGTAGTAAATGTTATATCTATAAATGATACTGTTGTACTTTTAGACCCTGCTACAGGAGCTGAAGGAAAAGGTATTGTTACAGCTAGAGCTGCTGGAAACGTAACAGTTCAGCCGTTTGCTAATGCAACGTTTAACGCACAAGGAATCACTACTGGTACTGCAACAATTAAAATGTTTGTTTACGGTTCTGATTATACTAAAGGAACAACTATCGGAACAGGAGTAGGAAACTCTGCTGCTAGAGTATCTGTTGATCCTAATTTCACGCAGTTTTCTAACTCACCAGTAATCATAAGAGATCAGTACGTTGTTACTGGATCTGATATGGCTCAAATCGGTTGGGTTGAAGTTGCTACTGAAGATGGTGCTTCTGGATACCTTTGGTATTTAAAAGCTGAATCTGAAACAAGATTACGTTTCGAAGATTACTTAGAAATGGCAATGGTTGAAGGTGAATTAAACGCTAACGTTAACGGTGCTGCAGGTGCTTATAGTAACGATATGTTACCAGGTACACAAGGTTTATTTGCTGCTATTAGAGCAAGAGGTAACGTAGAAGTAGGATTTACTGCTGCTGCTGGACTTGATGAATTTGATGCAATACTTAAAAACCTAGATACTCAAGGAGCTATTGAAGAAAACATGTTATTCTTACAGAGACAAACATCTCTTGATTTTGACGATATGTTAGCTTCTATCTCTGGTGGTTTCGCTGGTGGTACTGCTTTTGGTTTATTTGAAAATTCAGAAGAAATGGCTTTAAATCTTGGGTTCTCAGGATTTAGAAGAGGTTCTTATGATTTCTATAAAACTGACTGGAAATACTTAAACGATGCTTCTACAAGAGGTGCTATCGCTGGTATTAATTCAATCGAAGGTGTATTAGTTCCTGCTGGAACATCTACAGTTTATGATCAAATCTTAGGTACTAACATTAGAAGACCTTTCTTACACGTAAGATATAGAGCTTCTCAAGGTGACGACAGAAGAATGAAATCATGGTTAACTGGTGGTGCTGGTGGAGCAATGACTTCAACGCTTGATGCAATGCAAGTTAACTTCCTATCTGAAAGATGTTTAGTAACGCAAGCTGCTAACAACTTCGTTTTATTCCAAGGATTATAATAATCCAACAAATGTAATTCTTACCCTCGTTTTATCAACGGGGGTAATTATTACTTTTATAAACTATTTAATTATATTATATTATGGCTAAACAAGCTAAAGCAGAAACTATTGAGGTTGCACCTCAACCGGTAGCTACAAAAGTAGCGCCACCAGCTAAACCTAGTTGGGAAATAAAAGATAGAATTTACTATTTAAAAGGAAATAAATCTCCTCTAACTTTAACAATACCAGGCAAGCATACAAGAAAACATGCTCTATTGTATTTTGATGAAAAATCAGGTAAACAAAGAGAAATAAAATATGCTACTAATCAAGATTCACCACTAGTTGATGAGCAAAAAGGTGAATGCACTATGGGGCATATTGTTTTTAAAGATGGATTTTTAAGAGTTCCTAAAAACATGCAAAACCTGCAAAAACTACTTTCATTATATCATCCTTTAAGAAATAGAATATACGAAGAGTATAGTGCTGTTGAAGAAGCTATAGATGAATTAGAAGATTTAGATTTACAGATTGATGCTATGAACGCTGCGCGTTCAATAGATATTGATCATGCTGAAGCTATATTAAGAGTAGAAAAAGGTTCTGAAGTAAATAGTATGAGTTCTAAAGAAATTAAAAGAGATTTATTATTGTTTGCAAAGGAAAACGCTGCTATGTTTATTAGTTTAGCTAATGACGAAAACGTACAGCTTAGAAACTTTGCAATAAAAGCTCGTGAAGCTGGAGTAATAAAATTATCTCAAGATCAAAGAACTTTTCATTGGGGATCAAACGACAGAAAGTTAATGAATGTTCCATTTGACGAAAACCCTTATTCAGCTTTTGCTGCGTTCTTAAAAACAGACGAAGGTGTGGAAATTTACAAATCTATAGATAAAAAGCTATAAAAACAAGTGATACTATATATAGGCGGTTACGGCCGCCTTTTTAGTATATTAAAATAAATATAAATGGTAAATATAAATACAGTATATACAACAGTCTTGTACATATTAAACAAAGAACAAAGAGGTTATGTAACTCCAGCGGAGTTTAATAGCTTAGCTGCTTTAGTTCAAGATGAGATTTTTCAATCATATTTTCCAGATGGTAACCAATTAAATAGGTTTAATCAAAATAATCAACAAAATGATACAGAGTTCTTTAATATGTTTAAAGATACCGCTTACAAACTATATCCTTTTGAAAGAACAGCTTCATTTACTTATAATGCAGGTGCTGGTATCCTAGGTTGGGAATACACAGGCGCTGGAACTATATTTAAATTAGGTGAAATAATATCTACATACAATACAACAAACCCTCAGTATGATTCTATTACTGAGTTAGCTAGTCAAAGTGATTTTTCTAAGATCACAAGATCTGCATTGACAGCTCCAACTATGCAATATCCTTTATGCACGACAGGTACAGGACCAAACAACTCTGTGCTTATAAAAGTTAGCCCACAGCCAAACGCTTTAAACGTAAACGCTTTGTTTACACCAACAGTTCCAGAGTGGAAATTCACTACTGGTAATTTAGGCCAGTACATATACTCTGGCACATCGGTTAACTTTGAGTTAGATATATCAGAGCAAACAAACTTAATAATAGGTATATTAAAATATTGTGGATTGATAATAAACGATCCAACAATAATACAATCAGCTGCTGCAGAAGCTCAAGAGACAGAACAAAATATAAAATCTTAATAAAAAATGGCATTAATAACAGAAACTAACCAACAATATTATCAAGGCGCACAAGGCTTTAGAGGTACTGGTAATGCTCTTACTATTACAACAACTTTTGATACTGATTTAGTTTTTGGTAGTTATGATCCAGCGATTGCTGAATATGCTTTAAATAACTTTAAAATATATACTAGTACTACAGGTTTTCCAGGAAGCTGGAGTGAATATCTTTTAGCTTACACTGTTGTCAATAACGCTATTACATTCACAGCAAACCCTGCTAACAATTTATTTATAGTTGTTCAATTAAAAACATTAGACGGTGGTCAATACGCTAGCACTATATCAGAAGAAGCAATAGGTGATGCTGTTGAAGAGAATTATGGTACATATCAATATGTTAAGTTAAAAGACATTATAGACAATTATATGGTTGGTTACGTGGGTGATGGTAAAATAATACAAAGCGCTAAAAAATCTGATGTATTGTTTTTTGCAAAAAGATCTTTACAAGAGTTTAGTTACGATACTTTAAAAAGTATTAAATCACAAGAGCTTACAATACCAGCAAGTTTATCTTTAGTTATACCTCA